GCAGCTTCAGTCTGACTTTGAAGATCTATCCGGTCAGCACCAGATCAGCCGTGGCGACTCAGCTCCGGGTGTAACTGCTGCTACTGCTATTGCTTACCTAGGTGAGAGAGATGATGCTTATCTCACTACTATCTTTAACAGCATCGAAGCTGCATTAGAAAAACTAGCAAGGCAGGCCCTTAGCCTATTTGTCCAGTACGTACAGAGTGATCGCTTGATCAAGACTGTCGGTACAGATGGATCATTTGACGCGCTAATGTTGTCTGGTGCAGACATCGCATCTGGTACGGACATCAGAATTGAATCCGGCTCAGCACTTCCAACATCAAAGTCTGCACGCCAGGCGCTAATCACCGAATGGATGAAGATGGGCTTCATCTCTCCACAGGATGGTCTACGCGTTCTAGAGATGGGTATGCTAAAGCAGTACTACAACTTGATCAAGATCGACGAGAACCAGGCTCAGCGCGAAAACTTGATGATGAAGAAGCTAGCTCCAGAGCAGATCGAGCAGTTCTACGCCGAATGGCAGGCTGGTGTCGATCGTGGCGACGAAGACAAGTTTATTCCAGGATCGGCAGAAGAGACCGGCACACCAATTCCTATGGATCCACCTGCCGTTGTTGCAGCTCACGACTACGACAACCACGCAGTACACATCGAGGTCCACAACAGATTCCGCAAGAGCCAGTCCTTCGACTTGCTTCCTGAGGAAGTTAAGGCGGAGTTCCAGAAGCACATTCAGTCCCATGAAGTTGCGTTGATGCAGCGTCAAATGCAGATTGCACAAATGGGTATGATGGGTCCAGAGCAGCAAATTGGAGCACCGGCAGAGGAACCAGCAACCGCTGGGGAATCTCCAGAGCAGTCAGGGATGACTGAAGAACAACTAGGATAGGAGACGTATGTCCAACGAAGAAACAACCCTAGACGATCTAAGTCTAGAAACCCCTGAGATCGAATCATCAGATCTTGAAACCCCTGAAGCTCCAAAAGCTGATGAGCCTTTTAAGGCACACCCAGCTCACGAAAAGCTTCTAGCTGAGCTTCCTGAAGCTTGGCATCAGAAAGTACTTCCGCACCTACAGGAGCAGGACAAGTACTACCAGCAGCAAATGGAAAAGTTCTCGCCTTACAAGGACTTTATTGACAATAACATTGACGCTGACTACATCAATCAGAGCATCCAGCTAGCCAAGGCAATCTCAGAAGATCCAGTAACAATTCACGAGAACCTGACACGTGCGCTTATGGCACAGGGCTTGATCAAAGAGCAGGCTGAAGAAGCTGCTGCTGAGATCATGGAAGAAGAGGACTTCTACGAAGAGTCTGAGCTTTCTCCAAAGCTTAAGAAGGAACTGGCTGCACGTGACGCAAAGCTAGAAGAGCTAGAAGCTCACCTAGCGGAGCAGGACTTTGAGCGTCAGACTGCTGAAGAGTACCAGATTATCGAAGCCGAGCTAAAGGGCCTAAGAGACGTCTATGAAGTTACCAGTCAGCAGGAGCAGGCAATTATTGAGCTAATGGAGTCTGCAGTAGCTAGAGGGCAGGACATTTCTGTTATCGACGCTGCAAAGAAGCTTGTAAGCATTACTGGAGTTGGCTTTAAGAAACTTGGTGCAGCTCAGGCTACAGGTCTTGACGCTCCTGTTGTGGTAGGCGCTGGAAGTGGAGTGCCTTTCGAGGCAGTAAACATTCCAAAAGACTTTAAAGACAAGAGAAACATGCTTGCTCAAATGTTTGAGCAGCAGTTAAAATCTGGTCCAAATAGCCTTTAACAAAAAGGATCCCTGTCTGATTGACAGGGATTTTTTTTGCCTGTGATACAATAAAACTGTCTATATGTACAGCCCCAAAGGGGTCAGGGCAAAGGACTTAAGCGTAAATCGCTATTTAACCCATTCATAAAAACAACTTAGGAGTCATTTACATGGCAGGACAGTCAATTCTGACCTTTGCGTCAGAGGCAATTAAGTTGGTTTATGGAGACCTACACGAGCAGCTACGTGATAAGACCCCAGCACTGCAGCTCATTGAGGCTTCATCAGCCAACATCACCAAGAACGGTAAAGAAGTTATCTTCGATACTCACATTGGACGTAACCAGGGAATCGGAGCACGTGGCGTTCGCGAGAAGCTACCACTAGCCGGAGCCCAGAAGTACAAGCAAGCTCACCTATACCTAACCAACCTATACGGTTCAATTGAGGTAGACGGTCAGCTATTCGAGCAGGCGTCTGAGGACTACCAGGCTTTCATCAACGTTGTTGACAATGAAATCCGTGGTCTAAAGAAGGACCTTTCAAACGACCTAAACCGTCAGGTTTACGGCGACGGATCTGGAAAGCTAGCAGTTGTTTCAGCTCAGCCTTCATCTTCCACACTAACCGTTGACTCAACTAACTGGCTCGAAGAGGGCATGGTTATTGACATTGTTGACCCAACCACTGGTGTAAAGCAGCAGTCCGGTGCAGCATCGTCAATTGAGATCACCGCTATCAACGAAACCACTGGTGTTATTACAGTAACTGGTACTCTAGGTACCTTTGGAACCAACATCAGCGCTGGCGACATTCTAGTTCGTTCTTCCAACGGAGTAAACTCCTTCGGTAAGGAATGGACCGGTCTAGGTGCAATCGTTAAGGCAACTGGATCATTGCACGACATTGACCCAGCTACTTACCCAGTATGGAAGTCAACTGTTGAGGCTCTTGGAGTTCCAGGAACATCAACCGGTACACTAACAGAGCTTGCTCTTATCAACCTAGTTCAGAAGGTTGACAAGAAGGGCGGCGACGTTGACGTTATGCTAGCATCCCCAGGCGTTTTCAACGCTTACTGGGACCTACTTCAGGGACTACGCCAGTTTACAAACGGCGCAACCCTTGAGGGTGGACAGCGTGCATTTACATTCGACGCAGTTGGCAAGCCAATCAAGTTCGTATCCGACTACGCAGCTCCAAAGGGAACCTTGTACGCTCTAAGCAGCAAGGAAATCGTTGTGAACCGCAAGAAGGACTGGGCATGGATGGACCGCGACGGATCAATGTGGTCCCGTGTCGCAGACACCGACGCCTACGAAGCTCGCATCTACCAGTACTCACAGCTTGGTACCTACCGCAGAAACGCACACGCGGTACTATCAAACATCACTGAGAAGTAAGAAGCGAATAAACGCCCGTAGGGATCAGGCCCCCGTCTCACCTGATCCCTACGGGTTTTAACATAGGAGACAAAATGTCATACATTGAATTTGATAAAATTGATGGACTCTACTCAACTGATCACCGCAGAGTAGCGGAAGTAATCAGTGACCTTTTTCCTACCGTTAGGCTAATTAAGGTGGATTCACTTCACCCGTCTTACGATCCTGAAAGGCCTTTTGCACTAGTAGATGAGCCACACTTGCTTCCCCCTTATGTAATTAGATACATGAAAGAGTCAGAAGTAGATCAGAGACTAGTTGCATGGCTTGTTGAAAATAACATGCGCGACCCAAATTCAAAAGTTAATAGACTACAGATTTTAGAGATGGCAGAAGCCGCCATGAAAGCAAAGCGTGAGCTAGAATGGATGGGGGAAAAGAAAGACATGATGAAATCAATCATGAAGTCCAAGAAGCATGAATACCGTCACGACGGAAAGGTTCTTACTAAATAATGCCAGCAGAAACCTTTACCAGGACTACCCAGGACGTCGCAGACCGCATAAAAGTCTCATTTGGAGATCTTTCTGGATCTCAGATCACAGACGTTATGATCATCCGATGGATCAACGACGGTCAGCAAGAAATCGTTAATAATAACGCAATCCTTAAAGACACTAAATACGCAAACGTAGTCGCTGGTCAGGCTGACTACAGCTTCCCAACAGATAGGGTCCAGTACATAGAGGCTCTTTATGTTGACGGCAGGCCTGTGCGAAACGCTACTCCTCAGGAATTTAGAGAGTACATCCTTAAGGAAGACCCAAACCTTATCGCTAGGGCAGACATTCCTAACCTGTGGCAAGAGCGTGCTGGTATTATTACGTTCTATCCAACTCCACAAAAAGACTTTACTAATGGTTTAAAAATGGAGTTTGTAAAGCAGCCTCTGCCCGTAACTGCAATTGGCCCCTCATACTTTTTAACAATTCCCGACCGCTACCTAAATGAGCTAGTTAACTACGTAATGGCACAGGCGCTTGAAATGGACGAGAACTTTAACGCAGCCGAACTAAAGAGAGGACAGTTTAGGGAAGGTCTTGACCGTCAGTACCTAAGGGAAAACACTTCGCAGATTTCGAAGTACCCTCAGGTGCTAGCAGATCCGGACGATTACCTTGTCTAGCGTTGTAAGAGAGCGTGCAGTTTCGCTAACAGATTTTTCCGGCGGTCTAAACAACTACTGGGACCCAGGCTCAATTGCCGACAATGAAGTCCCATATCTACTAAACATGGATTTTTCGCCTAATGGTGCGCTAATCTCTAGGCCGGCTATCTACGACAGCGAAATCCCCGCGCCTGTAAATGGGCAATACACAGACATCCTTGGATACTATCTACCCGCAAACGGCAGCAGGTACCTCATTGCGACCTCTGATGCTAAAACATGGGCACGTGATCTAGAAGCAGTTAGCCCAACATGGGTTGAGATTTGGGCATTTAAAGCCACTGGATACGTTCAATATAACGACGAAGCTGTTTTTTGTAAAGCTACTACTGGTGGACGTCGCTGGACTGTTGCTGGTGGCGGGACAAACGTAACAACCATGCCGGCAATGGACGGCATTATGATCTTCCGGGACAGATTCTTTGGCTGGGGTGTAGCAGACTCTGCAAATCAAACAAAGCTTTACTACAGTGACATTATTACTCTGGCAGAGCCTTTGGGTGTTTACAATTGGAACGCTGACTCAGTTTTTAACATTGGTCGCGGAGACGGACAGCGCATTAGTCATGTGCTTGCCGATTACAGCAAGATCATCATCTTTAAGAGTAAATCAACATATAGCTTGGCTTACAGCGCGCTTGTAGAAGAAGGCGTAATTTCCTTAATCCAGCAGGGTATCGGTGCTGAAAACCCTGACTGTGTAGCAAACTATCAAAACGGTTATGTTGTTTTGCATGATCAGATTTTGTACAAGTTTATGAATGACAGCTATAGTCCATTAAATGCTCAAAAGGTTGTGTTTGATGTTGACGAAGCAGCAGGGCCCTGGAAGAAAAGTTTTGCCGTCTCTGTATTTGGAGAGCGCGCAATTGTCTGGTTTAGCGGAAAAATCTACGTACTAAACCTAGAAACTGGAACTTGGAGCATTTGGGAATCAGAGACTTACCCTGCTATCTTTAAGCAGCGCGACAGGCTTAACGATGAAGTTCTAGAGAATGAAGTTGCATACGCAGTTTCTGGATCAAACACATCCAGTAAATGGAAGATTTACTTTATTGAAAACAGGCCATCTACTGCCAACGGGTCCGAGCAGTTTGAGTGTGTACTCAGGACTAAGATTTACGACTTCTTAACCCCGGCCGAATGGAAAAGAATGTACTGGTGGGGCGTTGACGTTGCTGCTGTTGGCGAAGTTACAACCAACCTTTACATGGTCGGATATGAGCGCTTTTACTCTTGGGATTACATGGAAGCTTATGATTGGGATACTTTGCAAGCTGAGTTTGACTGGGATAGGCCAGGCACAGGAGACCCTTCAATTGGCACCGTCAGAAACATCGATGACTTTGAGCCTCGCAGAACCTTCCTAAAACTAGAGCAAGGAGTGCGCTTTAGGCGCGTGTATTTTGAGGTATACTTGAACTGCGATGGCACTCCAGCCACCGCTCCAGCCCAGATCTTTAGCATTACCCCAATGGTGGGTATCAAGGCAAAGATGACGAACGGAGAAAACTAGTGGCAAAGCTATTTGGTGCCCCTGATTTTAACCCGTACGCTGCTGGCGCAAAGATGTACGGCAGTGGTCGCATGAACCCTACAATGGGCCCAGTTGACAAAAGCGGTTACGCTGAGCGTGATCGCAAACTAAAGGTGCGCAGAAATGCACTACAGGCAAAGCTTAAGGCTAACGGCAAGGGTGCTTACGCTAGCGCAGATTCAATGAGGTTTAACTAATGGCTAAGTACAAAGTTGCAGCACCTACAAAAGCTAAGGATCTCGCAAAGCAGTCCGGAAACACCGCTGCAGAGATTCGTAGACTAAACGATCTTACCAAAGGCCAAGAGATTGCTGCCGGTACACAGATCCGACTGGGCAAGGGATTTAACATTAAGGATGAGGCAGCAGCCCCTCCTCCTGCTCCTGAAGTTCGTGTGCCAAACACTGATCCTTCCAGAGCATTAAACGACCCAATTTACCAGTACTACATGAACGAAGCCATGGGCGACTTTAGGGGACAGGGCACTCGGGAGCTTGAAAGACTATCTAATCTTTACACTGACATTTACGGAGAAACCGGCCAGCTAAAGAACTTTGACGTGCAGGCTATGCAGGATCAGAGAAGACTTGCAGCAGAGATGGCTGCTAGAGGAACATTGCGTAGCGGTGCTTATGCTGGTGGCGAGCGCGGTTTAGGAACTCAACAGCAGAAGCAGCAAGCTTCCCAGCGTGCAGGAATTGAGAAGGGTTACACCGACCAGACTTCCCCACAGGCTTTGTTTGACATGGGCCTTAAGCGTGGCGCAGATAACAAGGTTAGCGAACTAGTGCAGGGTGAAGAGGTCTCTTGGACCGATCCGTCCAGCAAAGAGAAAAAGACCATGAAATACGATTGGTCTCAAACCACTGCAGGTAGACAGGCCAAGCAGGCTGCCTTGCAACAGTGGCTTCAAAAACAACTAGCTGGCGTAACGAGTGTGATGTAATGAGCGATTTTAATTCAGGCGACTACAAGGCTAAGCCTTTTGTCTCTAGAGGTAAGGGACTAGTCTCTAATACTCAAGACTGGAGAACCCGCGGTTTATACCAAACCCCTGGTGGCGTTAGAAACACTCAATCTCCAATACTACCTACTATTCTTGGCGTGCAGGGTGGTGCAAAAAGCGGTCAAACTGTAGATAGGGCTGCTGCAAACGCACGTGCAAACGCAACTTACCAGCCATTGACTCCTAGCCAAGCAGATCGCGGCAGTATGCCTTTTGTTCCCGGAGCACCAGCGGTGGATCCTTATTTGGATCTTCTTTACGGATTGTACGAACAAGCCGGTCAAGGATCTGGCGGAGCAAACCTTTCTGGCTACAACGCTAGCCTAAAGATGCTTGGCAAAGAGCGCAAGCGCATGAAGGCTCGTTACAAGAAGTACAGCGAGCAGATATCTGACATTTACGGAACCCTTACCGGCATAAACACAAGCATGATCGCAGGAATTGCCCCAGCTGGCGAAGCAATGCGCGCTGATCTTGCAGCGCAAGAGGGCCAGCAAGCTGCAGCTACTCGTTCAGCTGATGCTGCAAGACTAGAGGCAGCTACAAAAGCTCGTGCAGAACTAGGACTAGAAGACGTAGCATCTCAGTACGCAGGTGGCGACGTAGCTACAACTCAGGCTGAAGGAATGATTACAGACCGTGCTGCTAACGCAACTGCAGCTCAGAACACTTTGCTTGCTAATGAGGCAATCGCTAAACAGCAACTAACTAACCAGAACCTTGGACGAGCCGTGCAGGAAGAGGCTTCAACCGCAGGTCTACAGCGCTCGCTAGAGGATGCTTTGGCTGCTATTAGAGCTGAGCGTGTAAATGTACTAAACCAGCGTGCACAGGCAGCTAGCCAGGGATCTGGACCAAACATTGGTGCACAAATGGGTATTTTAGAGAAAATCCAGGAATACACCAATCCTCAAGCTCCAGGTGAGCCTAGTGCTCTAGATGTATTCAAGTCCCGAAACAAAGGACTTGAAACCACAGCTGATCAGATTGCTGATACTTTTACGGATTGGGTCTCCAAGAACTACTCTACAATTCCATCAGTAAAGTTGAGCAAAACTCCAGATGCCCGTGAAGTCGTAAATACTTTCATTAGCCAAATTGGAACAACTGTCCCGCAAGCTGAAAGCTGGGCCAGAAATAACAACCTATATAACCTACTAATACAATTAGCCTCTCCCCCAACTAAATAGGGCAAACCTAGCCAGGTATTGGTAGACTATATATATGGGCACTAGTGAGCTTTTCGACAAATATTTTCAGCAGGTCGCCAAACAGGCTGCTCAAAATAAAACTACCCCTACCCCTTCTTCGACTGGTATAACTTCAGCTTCTTTGCTTGGCAAAGATGGCATAAAGACTCCTGACTCAGGAGTAGAGGGAGCCTGGAGCCTTGGCCAGGGAATTATTGATTTCCTTTCAACTGGATCTTACGCTGGAGCTGGTCTCGGTAAAGGAATTGGCGAAGCTACTCAACAGGTTCAGCGCGGAGACCTTTTTGGTGGCATTGGTTCTATCCTTGCCGGACCTGGACAGGGTATTGCAGAACGTAGAACCTGGTCTCAGAACCTTCAGGATCTTGGAGTAAGCGAAGCTGATTCCGCTGGTTGGGGACTCGCATTAGATATTGCAGTTGACCCATTGTGGCTTGTTCCTGGTGGCGCAATCGCAGCAGGTATTAAAGGAACCTCTCGTGGTGTTATGGCCGGTGCTGCAGCAAGCAGAGCTGGTGTTCGCCTAAACAAAGAAGCATTTGATCAAGCAAGCAAAAGACTTGCTGAAGGACGTAGAGTCCCAGGAAGCAAAGAAGAAGCTCAAAGGCTTTCTCCACTTCGCGACATTCAAATTCGTGAAGGGAAAGTACAGGGACCTACAGCAGATGTTTATCCGACACCTGGAGCCAGGACTCCAGTACTTGGCCCAGAGGGTATCGGCAATCTTTACCGTGGCATCATGCAGGGTAACGCAGAAAACTACGCCGAATGGGCAGCTGTTAGAAAGATTCAAAAGGCCAGTAGGATCGTGCGAAAAGGTGATGAGGCTAGCCCTGAAAGAGTTGCAAAGTTCACTTCTAAATACGGTATTGATCCATTCAAACTACTTGCGCCAGTTGCTAAAGCTGCGGATGACGTAGCTAGCGATGTCGGTAGGGCTGCTGATTCACCTACCATGGATCGCGACATTGAAGACACCGTTGCAGATGTTACCGAGGCTTCAGAAAAGGCAGTAAAAGAGCAGACTCAAGCAACCACTAAGACACCTGTAGAAAAGGACGCTGGGGCGGTACAGGAGGCTGTAGACAATGCTCTAGACCAGGCTGGTGCGCCAGGCAAGAGTACTTTTGGAATGGCCCGTGAAACAGTTGGCCCAGTACGCGCTGAGTACCTAGCCTCTCGAGGCCTGCCTGGTCCTTCAGTAGACATGGCCGGCCTAGCTAACGTAAAGACTGCAAAGATCGCTGGCGAGATTGCTGATGAATACGATCGCATGATTAGCAACCCTAATGACCCTCAGGTTATTGCTGCATATAAGAAGCTTTCTGAAGAAGTAGAAGATCAGTACAAATTCTTGACCGAAGAAAAGGGCGTCAAGATTGAGTTTGTCGACAATGATCCTTACGTTAAAACTGTTGACGGCGTAGACGTTCCGGATGCTCAGGCCATGATGAAAGATGTCATGGAGAACAACACCCTAAAGGTTTACAAGACTGCTGACGATCAGGCTCATCCGATCTTAACCAAGGACATTAACGACAAATTCCGTGCAGTCCACGACTTCTTTGGTCACGCTGCATCTGGTAGAAGCTTCCAGGGTGACGGCGAAGAAGCTGCTTGGGTTTCCCACTCAATGATGTTCTCCCCGCTTGCTCGTCGTGCAATGACAACTGAAACTCGTGGTCAGAACTCATGGGTTAATAAATTTGGACTAGACGAGGCTGGGAGACCGTTTAAGTTTGCAGAACAAAAGGCTGGTTTGCTTCCTGATGCATATGTTGCACTGCCTTCCGAATATGCTGCACTTGAAAATGTTATTGAAGCAACTAACAGTTTGATTGGTAGAACTACCGCCGTGATGCTTACAAAGGCCGACGTCATAATGGACGACCTTGGAATGGTTGCCCAGCCTCTTCGCGGATCAGAATATAAGCCTGAGGATTTTGAGTCAATCAAGAAGTCTCTCGAGAAGATCACTGACAGCGAGCTAGTTAAGCCAGGAAGCGTTGAGCACACATCCGTTCTAAAGACTCTTAACCTATTAAAGAACAGGCTTGACGGAGGAGCAAGACTTTCTAGCATTGCTGAAGATCTAATTGAACTAACGACCAAACTCCCAGGCAATAGTGCAAATGCTTTGTCAAAGGTGCTTAATACCCCTACCGACGCTTCTGAATTGCTTTCCGCTGCAGCAGCTGCCGAAGGACGTTCGCTTGATCTGCCAAAGCCATTTGCCCCAACCACTTGGTCTGCAAAAGAGGGAACCTATTCTAAGCCTCCATTTACAATGGAATACCTACAGCGCTTTTTCCCTAACGATGAAATCTTTAATGATCCTAAGATGCTTGATCTGGCACTCGGAAACACTCCAATTGCTAAGGCTGGCGTTAAAGCTATAAAGGGTGAAACTAAGGAACAGGCGATAGCTCGTAAGCAGTCTTTGATTTGGGAAGGATTCAGGACTCGCAATGCTGAGCAGTTAGCAGATGTCCAGCTTGCCGAAAAGCAGCTTTGGAAAGAAACAAACGACATCCCGAACTCAGAAATCTTTGCCGAGGCCAAGTCTGGCCTAATTGGTCTAGGTGCGATCCCACTAGGTATTCCTGCTCGCATTCTTACATCACACAACGGCAGACCAACTACTACATTGGCTCAGATTCTTGAGAACTTGCCTGCGATGATCATTCGTGAACCAATTAGAATGGTGCGCGGTACGGGTGGATTTGAAACAACAATTAGCTCTGCTCTAAAGAAAGTCCCAAGAGTTACAAAAACTCTTGTAGATAAAAACGGCGACAAGTTTAGCTTAAGCAATGGCTTGTTCCCAGAGGACGAAATTCTTACTTACGCAACCACTCAAGTTCGTGGTGCAAAGTTTGATGTTGTGGATGCTAATGGCAACCCAATTCCAGACTGGCTAAGCATTGCAAGATCTGGTGGCGGAGTTCCTGCTGGTTCTCAGCTTGTGGCAGCAAATGATGCAGCTCGCGGGCTTATTGCAAGACTAAACCAACTAAAGCCAACCTTGGAGATTGATAGAATCCAGCCAGTAGTTAAAGATTGGATTCTAAAGAAGCTTGACGCTGCTACTGGCGCTGTAACAGGAAAATCAATTAGAGTCAGCAAGCCAGTTAACTCACTTGACGAAGCATCGGTAGCCATGATGGCTCGCAAGTTAATGGACGAGAATCCTAAGGTTAAAAACTTTGCCGATGCCGAAATGCTAGTTGCCGGCTTTGAAGACGCAATGAAAATGCTTGCAACTAGACCAAACAAAAAGCTGTTCATTAAGCGTGAGGATCTAGCTCCAACTCGTGGCGAGCGCAAGCAAAAGATTGATAGATCCCAGGAAACAGGTGCACCAAATCCTTACGCAACCGAAAAGATTTCTCGCAGCCTAACTA